AATCTCTCTGCGAACAAACCTACGACAACTGGGAATGGGTCATCTATGACGACTCTCCAGATGACAAGACATTTGAAATCGCAAAGAACCTTGCCGCCCATGACCGACGGATCAAGGTGTTCAAGTCGTCCAAGCCATGTGGTCGTATCGGTGAAGTGAAGCGTCGATGCTGCGGACTCGCAAGTGGATCAATCTTCGTAGAACTTGACCACGACGACGAACTGACCGTCAACTGCCTTGGCGACATTGTTGAAGCCTTCCAGACATTCCCTGAAGCAGGCTTTGCCTACAGCGACTGCGCCGAGATTCTTGATACAGGCGAAAACGCCACATATCCGGACGGTTACGCATTCGGGTTCGGCTCGTACCGCTACGAGGACTACAGGGGCCATACATACGCCGTGGCGAACTACCCGTCGGTTAACGCCAAGACCACCCGTCATATCGTGGGAATGCCGAACCATGCTCGGGCGTGGACTCGCGAGGCGTACTATGCAGCCGGTGGACACAACCCCGAAGTCCATGTGGCTGACGACTACGAACTCTGTATTAGGACGTTCCTCACGACTCGAATGGTTCACATCAAGAGGTTGGGTTATATCCAGCACATCAGCACGTCTGGTTCAAATACCCAGAGGGTTCGGAATAAAGAAATCCAGCGGCTCGTCAGGTATTTCGCTTACCAGTACGACCAACAGATTCATGAGCGTTTTGAGGAACTCGAAGTTGACGATTACATTTGGACTGTTGCGGGTAATGACTGGTCTTTGGAACCAAGCGACAATCACGAAGCAAACTTGACACTGGAGTAAAAATGGATTCAGTTAAAGAAGTAACTCATCAAGACCTACTTGAGGCTTTGGCTAAAAGGATCGGAGCATTGATTCTTGATAATGAGATGTTGCGAAAGGTTGTTGAGCAGCAAGACCAACGCATTCAAGAACTTGAATCCGCTCTTTCTAAGGTTGCCAATAGCCTGAGTCCGAGTGATGACTAATACAGAACAAGCCTCTGTTTGGCATAACGATGGGCATTCGATCTCTCTTGAATTGAACAGGGCCAATCTGATCGTTACTGATGTCAAGTGCCCTGATTCCGAAGAGTGCAAACATCAAACCCATGGATGTATGGTTCGATGGTTTATTGAGCGGTATGGTCTGGAATGTAATGTGGGTGTAACTCCGGCAGCGCCTGAAATCGACATTGCTTGGATGTTTGCCGGAGATATGTACGACCTTGAGTCAGCGCAGATTTGGGTGATCCCTGCGACTGATGATGCGTTTGCTGCTTGGTTGATTACTCAGCAGTAGTACGAGTAAAAGTGCTGGGGGCAGAAGTTCTCAGGTTCGCAGTAGCCGCAGAAGCCACAGCAGTCACAGCAGAACAGTTCGGCCATGAGATCTTCAATGGCTTCGTTCTGATCGTTGATGGCTCTGCCTAATTTTTTTTCTCGGTGTCGGGCTGCTCGCCATCCGACGAATAGTGCTCCGGTTAAAAGTCCCATGGGCTGAATGTACCTGAATCTAAATTCATTGTCAAGGGTTACAGACAAGGCATGGACCGGCATAAGAGTTATTCAGCATGGGACCCGAATAAAAGCCAGTTCCACCACACCACTCACAAGGCCCTGAGAGTTCTTCGCAATCGGAATGGTAGTACTCGTAGTGTTCTGTACACCACAGGCCATCACAGCAGGATTCAGAGCCCTCTGAAAAGCAATTGAACTCACGGCACAGCCGGTCTGGTTCAATCCAGTCGGCGTAAGTTAGGTAAGAGTGTTCCATACCTAGTATGAGAATCGTTCGACCCACAAGTGTCAGAACAATTTTTTGTTGTCAATTGACATTCGATAGCAACTGGACGAAAGAGTCCAACCGTGAAATTGGCAGATTCACACAGTCGGTCCAAAACTTTGTGCCATTCGACGGATCAGTTTCACCGGCCCGCCAAATTTGCCCATGTTCGAAGACACGCTCCCGACTCGCAGCGCCCAAGACATAGGCAGTGCTAAATCTACGGATCCCACGATCCTGACCTTTGGGACGCAAAAGACTCACAAATATGTATCGGTCGACGGTTTGGTGATCGCTGTTGTAGAGGGGGACGGAGCAGTCGTATGACGGTTGTGGTGGGACGGTTCTATCTTTTGTTTTTATCTCCCACAACTCTTGACCCACTTGGAGGTCGTGAGAGGTTGCACCCTTGAATTGAAACCCGACGCCAAAGCATTCAAGAAGTTGTTCGACAACCACTTCTCCTAGGCATCCAACTTCGTTGCCAGCGACTCCCCGATGGGAACCTTTCAGAATTGGCATCGCGTCGGCGCGTTCCTGAGCGAGTTCGTACACATGCTCAGGGATAGGTAGTTTTAGCATTACCGAAAGTGTAGATGCGCGTATAGCCCTGTGTAAAGAGCCTTAATCTTCGAACAGTGGGCTGATAGCGGCGAAATAGCGACGTATATCAGGGTGATTTCGGGCCTGATTTTTGTCGACAGAATAAATGTTGCGACCCTTGACTTTTGTTCTTGCTATGACACCGGATTTCACCAAGCCAGCAACGGTTTTTGCCACACCAGACTCCGTGACGCCAAGGATCATTGCCATTTCACGCAACGTGATTTGCGGTTGCTCAAGAACACAAACAAGCACCCGTCCTGTTGTTGTGACGAAAGCGAGTGTTCCTTTCGGCGCGTATTGAATGACACCGTTGTCGCTCAATGCGAGCAGAACGTTCTCCGTCGCTTCTTCCACTGACAAGTTGGAGTCGAAGGAGACTTTGATAACAGCCTCCAAAGGTTTACGAAGTGCATGATCACGTTGATTACTTGCTCGCTGTAGGGGAGCATCCTCGGAGTTGTCCACATGGTGAGTGTAGACTGTAATGGACGTGCCATTGTTACCACCATGAGCAAGACCACGACCGCCTCCGAAGCCCTGAAACACCTCAAGGGGCCGCTAATCCTCGCGATTTTCGCCGGGATTTATAACGTCGTTGCCGTTCGACTTGGACAACCAACGATTTCTCAAGGAGTGCGTTGGCTTGTACGCAAAACCGGTGGTGCAGAGGTTGCTGGAGGAATCATCGGGGGGCTGATCGCCCACTGGTTAATCAATGATGGCCAAGGAGGTCAGAAGTGGACTCGCTAAAAGAACGTCTCACGATGATCGAAACCGTACAGGGCAAACGACCTTGTCGCGTTCGTGAGATCAAGGCAACGCTTGACGATGAAACAGCCGAGGTTTTAGAGAACCTCCTAACCAGCAGCAAGACCTCGCTTCGGGCCATTCATTCCGAACTACGAGCAGTTGATATCCGAGTCGCACGAGAAGCCCTCGGCGTCCACCGCAACAACTGGTGCGGATGCAAAGAAACGAGCGTTAAATGAATTTATCCGAAAGGCTTTCTGCGCTTGAAGGAGCCGAAGAAGAACCAGAGGCATACCGCGAGCGCACCGCCCCATCAGGGTGGGAACCCGGCGTTGTCTGGGAAGGCACAAACGGTGTCATCACAACAGGCACCCTCAACGCCCCACCCTCCGAATGGGATGATCTCCTTCGAGCACGCGGACTAGACCCAGAGTTTTACGAAGTCGTCGGTGACACCATGCGCTGGTGCTCATGGGACGGCTGGAAGCGTGACGAACAAGGCGAACAAGCCGTTTCCTGCATCCAATACTCGTTCAAAGCCGAGATTCGCCGCAAGAAAGCCCCAGAAGTCCTCCCAGAGGACGTATATCAGGCTGCTTTGAAGGCAAAGAAGTCCACAAAGAAGCGACCCACCGGAGACGGCACTTTTGTCGTTGCTCTGTCCGACTGGCAAGCCGGTAACTGCGATGGTGGGGGAATCGAAGCACAAGCAGAAGCCGCCGCCGCTTTAGTTGAATCTATCCCGCAAAGGCTCGCTGATCTGCGTAAATCTGGCCAGAAGATCGGAACTGTCTGCATCGCAGGACTCGGAGACCTCGTAGAAAACTGCTCCGGCTTCTACAGTTCCCAACCCTTCAGGGTCCAGTTAGATCGGCGGGATCAAGTCAAGTTCGTGCGCCGTGCCGTGCGAGACATCTTCATGGCTGTTGCTCCCCACGCTGACAAAGTGATCGGAGTGGCAGTACCCGGAAACCATGGAGAGAACCGACAAGGCAACAAATCCTTCACCTCAGTGAACGACAACGACGATGTCGCCATCTTCGAACAAGTAGCCGAGATCCTCTCAGCGAACAAGTCAGCATTCGGTCACGTCGGATGGAGACTCTCCACAGACGAAATCGCACTCTCGTTAAATTTGTCCGGAGTGAACGTTGCTTTCACACACGGACACGTCGCCCGAGCCAAAGGCAACGCAGCCGAAACCCTCTGGGGCTGGTGGCAAGCACAAGCCATGGGACGGGCATACCCCGGAGTAGCCGACTCCGAAATGCTCATCGCCGGGCACTACCACCACCTCAACGTCAAAGAACAAGAAGGCCGAGCAGTCTTCATCACCCCCTCACTCACACAAGTATCCGAATACTGGTCCGACATGACAGGAACCCGCACCCGAGCCGGAACCCTGTCAATGGTCATCCAACCAGACGGATGGGGAGAAATGACCCTCCTATGAACAACAACCGACGCCCCCGCACAGCAACAACCCCAACCAAGAAACGCAACACGTCAGCCGTACCCCCAAAAGCAACAACCACAGGAACGACAACCAACACTTCTCCCACGTCGATCCGAAAAGCCGAGTCTTCCTCTAAGGGGGGAGAGAAGAACACTAGGGGGAGGAAAGACCCGGTGTTCGGTATAGATCTCACAAAGACGATGTGGGACCGATATCCGCTAGTCGAAGTGATCTGGATAGACGCTGTAGCAACAGCAACCATCGAATGGTCCGACATCGAAGAAATCTTGGAAGAACAAATCGCCCAATCCCGGGCAGTCGGCTACCTCATCGAAGACAGCGAATACCGAGTAGTCGTCGTCGCACTCGTCAACGAAGCAGACGCAGCACACGCCATGCTCATCCCAAAAGGCATGGTCCACCACATCAACACCCTGCGCGAACCCACATGAACCCACCAGAAACCACAAACCCCCAAAACGCGCCCCAACAACCTGAACAACCCTTAACGACCGATACACACACAACAAACCCCAACCAACAACACTGGCGCAACAACGCAAACTGCACCGGCAAAACAAACATGATGTTCCCAAAAGACTACAAAGACATCACCTACATCCCCGCCGCAAGAGCACTCTGCAAAGAATGCACAGTCCAAACCCAATGCCTCGAATACGCCCTCGAATTCCCCTCCGCAGACCTACACGGAGTCTGGGCCGGATACACCCCCCGCCAACTCGCAGCCGAACAACGCCGACGAGGCATCAAACCAGTACGACCCACCCTCGCCCAAATGTGGGCCGAACGACGCTAAACTAGAAACGAAACGGAAGCCTCTGTATCCCTGAGTTTCGGGTCACGCTTTGACGGATATGTCACGCCCCTCTGAGCGCAAACAGGGGGGTGCCGTTGTTTATATGACTCGGATGCCGCATTCGTTGCAGAAGCCCATGCCGTCATGTGACCAGCGGCCCTCGTCGTCCAAAGCCGCACACAGTTCTTTCCCGCAAGGTGTGAGTACCCGCTCTCCTGTGGCCCATTGGCGGATCATGTCTGCGGTGGTGGGGAGTGGTGCTTTGGCTGGTGGTGGTGTTGGTAGTTGTAGGTCGTTGCGGATGGCTGTTTGTAGGGCTTCGATGAGCCATGCGTTGAGGCTGATGTTGTCGGTTTCGCAGCGGTCGATGATTTGGTTTTTGAGCCAGCCGGGTAGGCGTATTTGTAGGTAGGCGGTTTGGCCGGTTGCTTTTTGGGGTGTTCTAGGCACCTTGGTCTCGGCGGATGAGGGTGGTTAGGTA